TGGGTACTAAGGCTGCTCTATCCAAGGTTACTGGTCTACAGAATGTTGACTGGATCTCCAACGAGATGAAGAACGAGCGTCATACCACTGGTAGAATGGGTATCTGGGAAGGCATCCGTCTAGTTGAGATCAAGCAGGGCTTTGCTCTAGGTGACACCACTAAGAAGCTAGTTGACGACAAGGTTCTATTCGTTATGCCTGTCATGGACAATAAGTTCATCAAGCTAGTTAACCGTGGTGAGGATCAGCTAAGAGAAGTTCAGGACAAGACCCTAAATCAGGACATGACTTATGATTACAGATACATGTTCCAGATGGGTGTTGGTGTTCTAATCAACCTAATCTTTGGCGAGTGGATCCTAGCTTAATTATATTAGAAACAAAGGAATAAAAGGAGAAAAAAGTTATGGCAAAAAATACAGATATTAATGAAATTGAAGAAGTTAAGGCGGAAACTAAGAAGGAAAAGGCTGTTCAGAAAACTGTTAGAAAATATGCTCCAACAGATAGAATTCCTTGCCGTAGTCTTACCTATGGCGAGCTACTGCTAACTGGTCCAAAGACAAAGCTATTGCACACTTGGGCCAACTATGGAGATGTGACTGAAATGGAGTATCAGGATCTACAGGCTCTGAAGTCTACCAGATCTTCTTATCTATTTAAGCCTAGATTTATCATTGAGGATGAGGAACTTGTTGAACAGTGGGCTGGTGATTTTAAAAAGATGTATGACGACATTGTAGAAATGGATGTTGAAGCTCTTTTTAGACTACCAATTGGTCAGCTAAAGGCTAAGCTAAAGAAGGCTCCTGCAGGAGTTCAGTTAGCTGTTAAGAATATGGCTGGCGAAAAGATTATGAACGGCACACTGGATAGTCTTGCTAAGATTAAGGCAATTGATGAGGTTCTTGATACTCAGTTAATGCTGTATATTAAGTAATTTGGAGGTGAACCTATATGGGCACTCCATATGAAAAGGTGTATGGTCGTTTTCTTAATTCAACTACAGATTTTAATCTAGCTGAATTGGACGACCATACATTAAATGAAATGCTTAAAGATTGGTTGCATGGTGCAATTGTAAAGGCACGTACCTCAAGTGATTTGACACGTGATGACGAGAATGAAGTCTTTAAGAATGATTTGAGTGATTTGGATACTGAGCTTCTTGCTATGGGTATGAGACTAGCTTGGCTAGATCAGCGCATTAATTCTACCGAATATACTAACTTGTTTGTTGGTGGAAAAGAAGAAAAGTTCTACTCTCCTTCCTCACAATTATCAGAACTTCGTGCACTCCGTGCAGACACACTCAGAGAAATGCAACAACTTTACACATATGATACTTATGTGAACAATTCTTACTTTGACTAAGGAGGCGTTTCCAATGAATATTTATAATGAAATGCCGCCCAGTCAAATTGCTGCAGAGAAGGCATATATCCGCTCTGCAATTTTTAAGCTACTACCGTATAAAGAAGAGTCTTACGAGTATTTAAATGAATATTTTGGCTCTGTGCTACAACTACTTAAGGGTTTCAATAAGGTTTCTGGCAATCAGCCGGAGATGGTCAGTATTATTAGTAAGATTGCATACGCACGTGACGTTGAAGATTTCAGTGAATATCGTAAGGCGATTCTTGATGCTTGTGGATTAGTAGATAGAATCAAGGAGAGTGATCCTAATGCTTGAGTCTTATAGACTTCGCATGGCTGCGCTTGGTGGCTACGAAGGTGAAGCTAAGCGTAGGAATGCTCAAAATATTATGGATGCATCTTGGATGCGAGATCCAGCCACTAAACTTGTTTATGTTAAATGGGTTGATAGTGGACTACCTGTGATAGATGATGATGACATTCCAGTTTACGCCAAATATAACGTAAAGTCATATCACAATATTACGGGTGATGAGGTTGCATATTTATTGCAATTTAGATTAGAAGACATAAAGACCAATTCTAATATTAGGGTTGGCTCTTATGTTCAAATTATAAATGAAATGGATGAACCCGAATGGTGGTTAATTGTTCATTATGACGATAGACTGCAATTCAGACAGTTTTCAATTTTGAAATGTACATGGACTTACAAATGGGTTTCTAGAGTTAGTGGCAAACGTGTTGTGTATCAATGTCTTGGTGCGCCACGTAAACAGAACTCTTATAACAGTGGTGTTTGGTTAGATTATACTACACAGACTGTTGAGAACCAGGAAGTTTTATGGCTGCCTACAAATGATGATACAAAAACTATTGTTTATGATACTAAATTCTTGAAGTCTTCTCCCGGCAGATATCCTCCACTTAGATGGACAATCACTAAGATTGAAGATACTGCTATTGATGGAATTTCAAAGTTTACTTTGGCGCAAGATCAATTTGATTCAGCCAAAGATAATGTTGAATTGATGATAGCTAATTATTATGATTCTTATGTAGAGCCAGAAGTCCCTGAGTTAGAAGAAACTCAAACTGTAAGCGATCTTGAAATCGTCTATTCTGGTTCACCAGCTGTGCGTGCGGGTGGTGGATATAAAAAGTTCACTTTAAAAGCACGAGTGGATGGTAAGTTGGTTGATGCAACAGATGTCAAGTGGAGCGTCGATTTTTCAGACGGCGACTTGGATAAACTTGAGACTTTCGTGAAAGACAATGTGTTTAAAGTAAAGTGTTTGCCATTCTATGATTTGGTAGGCAAAACATTTACTATTACTGCGGAAAGCAAACATAGTTCAAAATCTCTCATTGTGGAGGTGATTAGTCTATGATGCGAGATATTCAAAATATTAATGATGACATTAGCGGAATGAAAAGACAGATTAAACAAACGTTAATAGCCGACACGGACATTCTTGAAGTGTTACATAATCCTGATATTGACATTGATAGTCCAGATGAATTTTTGGACAACAACATCTTTGGATTTATTAGAATTCCTGACACTCAAGACACTGTTCGAAATTTTATATGTGTAACTGTTGATGATATTGAAGAGCATCGTTTTAATGAAGTGATGAAGATTCAAAATATCACATTTACTGTTATTTGTCATCTTAGTGATATGAAGACTGAGTATGGAGTTGACAGACATGACTTACTTGGATATTTAATTAGAGAGTCTATAAACTGGACAAATTTGTTTGGTTTACAGTTTAAGCTAATTTACAACAAGGAAAGCACTATTGATGGAGACTATTATTGTAGAACTTTGAAATTTGAAGCCGTCAAGCCAAATTCACTTAATAATGCAAGGATGGCGAATCCTCGTGATAAACTTAGACGTTGATGATTTAAAACTTTATATTGGTGACGATTATGTTATCAATGATAATATTAAAGTTTTACAACCAACTATAAGACAGATTGCTGAATTTGGTGAGCGTGACTTTTTCTCTGTGGTTCATACAGTAACTGCCATACCTTCTGATATGAAGTCTCAGCTTTGGGACATGGGCCTCGACTGGACAGAGGTTGACGATTTTGAACTATTTGTAATGCTTGTGCAGACTTTGACTCCAGATAGAACTGGGCTTTTATTTGGTGACATAGATCTTTCAAAATTGAGACCGTACAAACATCCACATATTGAAGATGAGATTATTCTGGCCAATAAGGAAGCTGGAATTCTTATTGACAAAATGATATATCTCAGAATCGTGTCCTATCTTCGTAAGGCATTTAATATTACGCCAAAAGTTGAAAAGGCTGCTAATAAAATGACCAAGAAAATTTTGATTGAAGAAGATAGGATGAAATTAAAATTTAATAAAGATAAGCCTTTTAAGTCTTTCTTGTTGCCACTGATTTCATCTGTTAAAGTGAGGCAGCGTTATACTAAAGAATATGTACTCAATATGGGGTATGTAGAATTTATGAATGACGTGGCAAGATTGCAGGTGATTCATAATGCAGACCATTTGTTAAGTGGTGTGTATGCTGGCACTATTGATATGAAGAAAATTAATAAGGCAGAATTGAATTGGATGAAAGAGTTGTAAACTCTTTTTATATTTAAAAATTATTTTTATGGAGGTAAGCTATTATGACTTTCGATTTAAATAACTTTGTTATTGATAGAATCGTCCGTGGTGTTGCTCTAAGCCAGAAGGACGACTCTGTTCTATTTTCTATCAACCAGATCCAGAATGCTTCTCTAAACTGTGCTTCTGAGTCTACTGATGCTGTTGACGCAATGGGCACTCCTATTGCTACTTTCTATAGAGCTAAGTCCGCAGAATTTTCTGCTGAGAACGCTCTATTCGACATGGGATTGCTAAGCACCCAGCTAGGTACCGCAAAGAGAGTCGCAGGTACTAAAGATGTTCCTACTATTACTGTTCCTGCAATGGAGAGTTTTCCTGCTGTTGAGAGTGGCAAGTATACATTAAAGCATGCTCCTAAGGGTGAAATTAAAGAAATCTATGCTCTAAAGAACGATAGTAGTTTTGGTGATAAACTAATTAAAGGTTCTGAGCCATCTGCCGCTTCTGAGAACGAGAAGGCAAAGTTTGCTATCGCTGACAGAGAAATTTCTATTGTTGTTAATACCGATCCAGCAACCTTTGATGATCCCTCTAAGGGCATTCCAGTTGGCACTGAGATGTTTGTTATGTATGAGTATGACACTGACAAAGCAGTTGAGGTTGTCAACTCTGCTAAGAACTTCCCTGTTGGCTGCAAGTTCGTTATGGAAGTCCTAGGTTGCGACGTTTGTGATCAGACCAACTTAGTTTATGCTTATGTCATATTCAATAATGCTAAGCTAAGCCCTGACTTCGACTGGTCCATCGCTACCGATGGTACTCACCCCTTCTCTATGAAGGCTCAGCAGGATTACTGCGACAAGGAAAAGAGACTATTCTCCATCGTTATCCCTGAGGTTGAGGACGAGGACGAGGAATAATTTGTCAAAATAACACTTGACAATACAAAATTAATGTGGTATAATATACACAAGATAGGTAGAGAGTAATTAACTTTACTGATACGGGCTAGGGCCTCTCACCTAGCCCTTCTTGTGATTATTTGAAATGAGAGATGATGAAAAATAAGTGAGGTTATTATGTATGGAATATAGAACGCCTGATGCTTTGTGTGGTGTTTATAAAATCACTAATCTTATTAATGGGAAAGTTTACATTGGACAAAGTATAAATATAAAAAATAGATGGAAAGATCATGTAAATGCACTTAATAGAAAAGATAGCAATTGTACACTTTTACAGCGTGCGTGGAATAAGTATAAACAAGAAAATTTCTCTTTTGAAATTTTAGAATTATGCTCAGAAGAGATGTTGGATGAAATTGAAAGTAAATATATTGATATTTATGATGCATGTAAAAATGGATATAATATAGAACCTGGCGGTAATATTAATAAACATTTATCAGACGAAACTAAACAAAAAATACGAGAAGCACATCTTGGTATGAAAGCGTCAGATGAAACGAGAAGAAAAATGTCAGAATCTAGAATAGGAGAAAAGAATCCTATGTATGGACAAACACATTCTGAATCTGCTCGTAAAAAAATCAGTGATACCGCTAAGGGTAGGCCAGGATATCCGAGAACGGATTATCAAAAAGAGTGTGCTAGATTGGCTAATTTAGGTAAAGAAGTTTCTGAGAAAACACGAAAGAAAATTAGCGAAGCCAACAAAGGCAATATTCCACATAATAAAAACTTACGACTAGTATATTGTGTTGAACTGAATAAAGTATTCGAAAACGCATCGTCCGCAGGCAAAGAATTAAATATCCGCAGTAGTAACATTATTAATTGTTGTGAGCACACTAGAAAGACGTGTGGTGGGTATCGTTGGATGTATGTGGATACTGATGAATATATTAAATTTATTCAGCAATTAACAATATAAAAATTAATAATCACTTCCAAATGAGCCACCATCCGGTAGCTCATTTTTTATTTATGAAAGGAGCGTGGATCCTATGGGTAGACGTAACCGTGAATGTTATCTCTGTGGTCGTGACTACCAATACTGCCCAACTTGTTCTAGCGACAAGATGAAGCCAGCATATATGTCCGAGTTCCACAGCAAAAATTGCAAAAATATCTTTGACATTTGCACTCGTTTTAACATGAAACTAATGCCCAAGTCTGAGGCCCAAGCTGCCCTAAACGCTTGTGACCTATCTAATAAAGAAAACTTTAAATCTTATATCCAACGTGACTTAGAAAATATTTTTAAGGCCGACGAAGAGCCAAAATTTAAACGTGGCAAACGTATCGAAGCAAAACCTGTCGATGAATTTGCTGATATTATACATGAAGTAGTTGAAAAAGAAAATGAATAAGGAACTATACTTCATGCAAAACGAAGTTTAGTTCCTTATTTTTTTATGCAAAAAAGGAGGAGAAGGAATTGATCAAATCACTGATCACAGGCCGAGAGTATGCAGAAAATAATTGTGTCTATGTAACAAACATGCTGCAAGCACAAAAATACCTCGCACACCTTGGTCCACAGTACCTTTTAGATATCCTCTACACAGGTACATATAGAAAAGATTCCTTAGTTTTTGTCTTTGAGCGTTGTTTAGAAACACGTAAGGCAAAAGAACTGTGGGATAAGCACGAATTAAATTAACAAGGTGGTGAAAAGATGCCACAAAATATTTTTAAAATCTATGATGGTCGAACTAATTTTTGGCAATGGGATACTCAACAAAAGTTAATTGTCCTAGATGACCGCATTACAGAAGTTCGTTTTTCCAATAGAAACATGGAACACTCAAAGCGTAGAATTGTTTATAAAGATAATGACGGCAATAGAATTTGCAACGTTCCAGACATACTATTACAGCTACCAAAAAATTTAGTGGCATATGCTTGTATAAAACAAGACGACGGATCTGTCAGTACAATTAAATCAGTACAATTCGCTGTTGCAAGGCAACCTATTCCATCTGATTATATTTGCGAACAAGACGCAGCAGTAGAAGCAATTCTTGATAGAATTGAGATTCTAGAGGACTTCATCAAAGATATTGAAACTGGCAATCAAGAGCTCAAGAAGTTTGATAATATGATCGATGCAGCAAAATGGGCGAAAGAAGAAGGAATTGCTGGTAATATTGTTGTCGTATATGTGGAAGATAGGTGGGTTCCTCATGTTGTAGAAAATGATTTAGCTTTATCTCCTATTTGTGATTGCAGTGGAGAAGCTATGAATATGGGTATTTATGTGCCTCGATTTGAACATGATAAATTGATTTTTGAATTAAAAGATACTCCTGGAGAAGAAGAAATTATTTATGATCTTGATAAGAGTAACGAGTGGGGCTCAATTGATGATGCTAGTGGAGAGAGAAGCGGCAACTATATTTGGGAGACTCTCGAATAAATTCACTCAGAGAGTGTTTTTATAAATTAATTTTATGGAAAGGAGATAACAAATGGCTAACGTTTTATTTAAAGTTGGTACAAGAGCTCAGTTTGATGCTATTGTTACC